TCAAGCAAGAACGCACGTCCTGTCTGATCGATGTTCGCTTCTAGTGATAAACATTCATTAAGACCAGATTTAACAGTTTCTGTATATCTCTCGTTCGCATCGAGTTTGACATGCTTAATCTTGATTTGTGCTGCGTCTACGGCAATTTTACTGAACAACGCCGTAACGATAGATCTTTCATTACCACCAGAGAACCTAACACGATCCGGACGGACCGCATATGTAGAACCGGCACCACTGTATGTGAATGTGGGATCTCTATTGTTTATAAATGCATTCCAGCCATGCTGGAGTCTATCCATTATTCCCATTTTGAATTTTCGCTCCTTGTTTACAGCTTATAGAGTTCACGTACAAACTGATATCCTTTGTCTATATCCGCTTTGGGGATAGACTTAGCTTTAGATTTCATACGAGCGATATACGCTTTGTTTTCTGCCATTTCCATTCTAGCTTTCGCTGCTTTAGCTGCAACTTTATCCGATTTAATTGATAAAGTCAGCGCCTTCGCTCCGTAGCCTGTGGTTTTGGATAATCTATCGGCTTTTGTTTTCTGCTTTGCGCTTTTATACTCAAATTTAGCCGCTTTCTTTTCCATCATCGTTTTCTTAAACTCATTAGTTTCGGTTAGGGACGATTTCTTAGTTTGTGCAGCTTTTTTCGCATAATTGCTTGACTTTTTAGCAGCTTTGTTAGCCATTCCTAGATCCTGTTTAGCATGGATCTTCTCGGCTTTCTTTTCCAACGTTGCACTCTTTTTATCATACTTAAGCGCTTTTTTCTTTAATGTTTCGTTGGCTTTACTTTTACTCGTAGCTCTACGTACGCCCCATTTCATACCTAGGACGCCATAATGCTGGAGTTCGTCATCGGAAATGATATCGTATTCGGACAAGCACCCACCTCCTTATTCAAAAGCATCTTTATTAGCTTTCCAAGCAACATAAGCGTCCATCATAGCTGCAACAGCGTCGATTTTCTGCTCGCGTCGCTTCTTAAGTAATTTTCTATTTCCGTTTGTATCTTCAAGGGTGATACAGTTACCCATTGCGAATGTCATGAGTTCCTCGTCGAACAAAAGCATTCTCTCTTCCGAAAGTTTCTTCAGTTCACCAAGAGGTACTGATTCGGTTTTAACGCCCTGCGGTACTTTCTCGATACCAAAAGGACCGTTCTCCGATTCCCATCTCGCTACAAACTCTTTAGCGTTGTATGGGTCGAAGCCGAAACATCTAACATCGTACTCGCACTGGATAATATGGTCGTCCAGATCTTCATAGACTTCCATCATGTCCAAAACAGTTCCCTCTAAAACTATCAAACTACCTTCTTCTATGAACTGATCATATTTGATTCTCATAGCCGCAGGTAATTTCATAAGAGTTAGTTCAGTTATGTAGTTTCTGGTCTTCACACCGAAATCGCCGTTGGATAAAGGAAATAAAAAAGTAAAAGCACAGAAGTCATCACCTTGTGAAAGGTCGGCTCCTAACGCACATGGCATTCGCCAAAAGTCTTTCCTCCTATGAGGAAGTGTTTCTTCATAGGTAAAGAAATATGTATAACCCTCCATGGGTATACCAAAACGTTTTGCTAGAATATCATTCCTAGCAGCGGGAGCTTTTTCAGCTCTTTCAACGTCAAGCTGATATGTTTCATAGCTTACGGTCTTTCCGAGATTAGGATTGGCTTTCAACCACATATCGGGATCTGCGACTTCATCGATGTTATCCAGTTTGTAATACCAAATGGATACGTGAGGGTTAGGATACTCACCTTTGAGTATGTCTAACAACTCCATTTTGATTGTGTCGCCGCTTCCGTTACGAACCGTACCTTCTGAGCTCATACCTATAATCAGATAGTCGTCAACTTTAGAAGCACCCTGTTCGATAGCACCGACAACGTCCTCTCGAATGTCGCCAGAAAGCCATTCGTCGACAGTGGCGATCTTAGTTCTAAGACCCTGAAGCTTGTTGATACTCATTGGTCGGATCTCAAGAAGAGAACCGGTTAAGAAGTTCTCAATTCCTTTCTTAGTGGATGCCAGCTTACATCTGTTAGCCTTAGATCCTGTGGTGTTCTGTAAAGAACCATCTGTAAGGAATTTAAACAGAGGACCTCTTGCTCTGGTAATGGCTGTCCTGATAGGGGACAACACCTCTTCTGCCTGTTTCATCGTCGGGGCTGTTGTAATCTGATGTGTGGTGGACGTGTCTACATTCAAGAAATAGTTCTGAATACAGGAACCATACATTGATTTAGCAGCGCCTCGGGCTACGATAAGATACTGTTTATTAACCAGTCTTTTCTTTATCGATTTCTTTACATATCGACCACCGTGTCCATCTGGAGACGGCTCGTAGATACTTCTCTCGACAAAGTAATACCAGCCAAATATCTGTTCTGCCCATACTTTAAATGTATCGAGCAATGCGAGATCAGCGCCATCTGTTAGAGTCAGTTCGTTTTCACAAAAAGCTATAAAACCTTCTACAGCTTGATCGTCATAGTAGACACCGGGATTCGCTATGAGATCGTCAATGCGATTCATTTCCATTTCAATCTCTCGACATACCGGTATCTCGCCTCTTATTACGGCCTCTCGAAATTGACCGTAATATATTGGTACGGCTGTGTTCGATAAAGCCATAATTGTTCACCTACTTATTAGTTGATTTTTCAATCATTGCGTCAATACCTTTTTTGGCATATTTGGTAATGTAGTCTTTAGCTACTTCTTTTCCGGCATTAGTCAGAACTTCTTCGATAATTTTTCGACCTTTCGACTTCTGCGTTTTGGTCAATTCTGCATATTGCTGCTCCATACGAATTCGATTGATTCTGTTACGGAGTTCGTCGTCGGTCATTTCACTTACCGGTTTCTTAGCTTCTCTTTTCTCAAGCTCCGAAGTCGCTTTTTTCAACTCTTTAGCTTGTTTTTCAGCAGCTTTTCGTTCTTCTTTTGCAGCTCTTCTTCTACCGGCTGGAGTTAGAGATCCATCTTTATTCTGGTAACGTCGAACGCCCCATTTTTGGCCGAGGACGCCATGATGACTGAGTTCATTCTGCATGTTTTGACCTCCTTTCGGTCAACATAAAAAGAAGAGGCGCCTGTGATAGACGCCCCTACTCCATTTTGAATTTTTACATCGGATACTGTCCTGTGATAAAACAAATAAACACATTGAGGTACAGTTCCAAAATTGTAAGAAGATTATAGAATATCGGTCCCATAATCATCCTTCTTTCTTGTAGTAATTCTTTAGAGTTCTCGCTTTGTCGCGTAACTCATCTCTTTCCTCCGTGTAGATCCGGATTAGTCCTTCGAGGCTGAAGACTTGATTGCCTGCATTACGAGGTGGAATAAAACCTTTTCCGTCTTTTCGTATAGCTCTGAGACGCTGTTTACAGTCTTCGAGTCTCGCTTCTACACTTGCGATTTCTTTATCGTATTCCAGACCTAGTTCGTATAACGATTTTACCATGATATTCACCTGTTGTTCAGAACTTCACATGTGTTATCACTTGATGATTCATCAAGAACGATATTATCGCCAGTAGCATCCTTAACATATCCAGCTCCATCAACTGTTATACCGCTAGCAATTACCGTATTGATCGCTAACAATTCATATACTTCTTTATTCGCATTGTCATCCAGTAAATACAAAACATTATTATTGTTCTTACTATACATTTCAACGTTGACAAGCTCTAACTTTTCAGTAAGTCTATTTGTATATACAGGTGCTGTAGTCGCGGTTCCGTTTTTAGCTACTGATTTATGACACAATACGGCACCAAATTGGTTGGCGTACCCCGCGTTGTAAATGTTTTCTTCGCTTTCTGTAAACGAAATCGCTTTACAGTTTTCGAGTCTGATTGTAGAATTTGGAATTGTTCCCATGCCAAATGCCGGTGACTGATAAGAAATGGCAGTTACGTTCTCTACAAGAACTCTAGCGCTGTTTTCTCCAAAAGAATCATTATTACCGCCGTCTATATGCAACGCATAAGCTTGAGCGCGTCTAACCCCGCCATCTTTGGTTGGATAATTGAAGTCGGAATTATCCGAATGATCTGCAATAATGGTCATGTTCTTTAATTCGACATTACCATGTCTGATCAACACCGGAGCATTTACATATTCGCCAAGTTTTGTACGTATGATTACACCCTCACGAGATTCACCAATAAACGATATCGTCTTTGGTGTGTTTTCGTAAGTGTATGTAGCGTTACCGTTACCATCTAATATTATATCGTTATTGGAATCTCTTGAAATAACTGTTCTAGTACTAGTATCAACAAATATTACCGGTCTATACGTACCAACATTCTCATATCCTTTACCGCAATAATTATCATTATCCGCAGTATACTCGCCATTTGCGATGTAGACTACAGCTTTTGGATAATCGTCGGTTTTCCACTGTTTCAACGCGGCATCTATTGTCGTATAGATCTTACCTTCGTATTCAGAAGCTGTGTATAATTCGTTAGAATTTACGTGGTACGTTTTTACATAATCCCTACTGACTTCTTGACTTTCTGCGTATTCTTTTACAGCCAATATTCTGTTAGTTCTATCAACCTCTTCGAAGTTTGGTCTATCTTTCAATAGCTGTATATCGTCTGCTAGACTCTTAAACGCCTCGTTTGTATACGTTTGTATATAAACACCGTCTATCAGCTCCAACAATGCTTCATTATTTTCAGGTTCTTCAAAAATTTCAGTAGTAATTAACACTTTTCCAGAAAACTTTGCATACGTCGAGATTCTAAAATAAGCAACCGTTTCGCCAAAATACTTTCCAACGTCATATTCAACCGCGGTCTTGTTAGCGCAGGATATTGTATGTACGTGATTTTTTTCAGAATCATATAATACCACAGAAAAACTAGCCTGGGGATCTGTGATTCTAATTTGCAGTATACCCGGCGCTTTATCGAACGCTCTATAACTAGTTCTTTTAAACTGTGTACCAGACGCCGGATTATCTTTATCCACACCGTTAGAAATATAACCGGTTGTATCGTCAAATACGTTGTCAAAGAGGTTGATTGTGACATGCTCGTTTTTTACAAACGTTGTTTTTTCGTCTACGTACGTTTCGGTAGCATACTCCTCATCCGAAGTAACCTCTATAGTCTGAGCGGACCATTCACCATCAACTACCTGAAGAACTTTTCCGTTATCTTCTTCCGTCACAATGACGTTTTTAAGGTAATCTGGTGGTATATTACCTTCTTCGTCGCCGGCTATCTTTAAAACTTTATTGCTTGTAATTGTCAATACACTATTCACGCCAGACACTTCGTTTTGTATTTGTTCGATATCGGATATCACATTTCCATCAAGAGTCTCAAATTCTTTTATGACTGTTGACATTTCGTCTGTAAGCGTCTCTATTACTTCACCGATCGGAGTTATTGTAGTGACACCTTCGATTAATTCGAGCAGCTCGGCTTCTGTGACAGGTTCGTCGAAATCCTGAACCGTTATTAACACTTTTCCAGAAAACTGTGAATAGGTTGATATTCTAAAATACGCCACAGATTCATCAAAATATTTAGCAACGTCGTAGTCAATAGATGCCCTATTAGAGCACGATATCGTATGCACGTGATTTTTTTCAGAATCATATAACACCACTGAAAAACTAGCCTGTGGGTCTGTGATTCGTATATGCAATATATTCGGTGGTTCTTCAAACGCCCTAAAACTTGTCCTTTTGAACATGGGATCGGAGTTGGGATTATTAACATCCTCACCGCTAGATATATATCCAGCTTCATCGAAATCGTTATCGAACAGATTAATACAGGAATAGTTAACGATATTGGTTCTGTCGTCAACGTACTTTTCGGTTGCCAGAACCTCGTTGTTCGGCCCAATCGTAGCGTTACCTGCAAACCACGCATTACCGTCCCAGTCTACAGTAGCAGCATTAGAACGATTGTCATCATCTACACCGTTACCTATAATATCTGCGTATTTATTCTCGGTATCTTCAATGTTGAATTTTCCCTGAACATGTTGGATTTCGCCAGATGCAATTGTGCCTTGACCTTCGCCGTGAGAGTAATCACCATTTACCGTAGTATCTTTACCCTCTGACATACTTGCAATGCCGTCGGCTACAGTATTAGTACCCGTCGCCACCGCATAATCACCGCCAGCATAGTTGTCCGAAACTTTATTCAAGGTTACACTATACGCGCCTTCTCCGTGGTACGCCGGAGCTACAGGCTCATCTTCAAAAAACACCGTTCCACCCTGGCGTGTTAATCTTCGCTCAAGTCTTGAGATTCTTTCTTCGAAGTTACGAATAACGTCCGGATTTTTCTCCAATACAAGTTTCGTACAGTTTAACCCTTCAGAAACATTCAGTGCTGAGTATATTTTTGTACTCCACACCATCTCTGTCTGCTCTTCTTCAGGTATCCACGAGTCGTTTGGATAACTTATGAAATGTATTTGAAATATTATAGTACCTACTAGCTGGGTTGCATTCTGAGAAACGAGCCATGTGAATATCGTCATTTCGGGATCGTTGGTGTCCGTCCTAGCATCGTCAACGACGTAAAAATCTTCATTTATTTCTCTGACGCTAGCGCTTGTACCGCGGCTTATATTCATATAATGGATTTCTATACGATCGCAAGTTTGTACAGGGTGACCTTCAATATTATTAGCCACCTTAAACGTTATACGCTCACTATCGTTATCGTACTGAACGAGTTCTTCTGTTCCGCCATTTTCTCTAGTTATAGTTCTAGTGTCTACGTCTATCAAATAATAAGGGTCGGTATCTCGTATCATCGGTTTAAATGCCATTTCAGTTTACCCCCGTTTCGACTTTCACGTTTAAACGCCATTCTAATTCGTCCGCCTGTTTCTTGTACGCTTCGTAAATGCTGGCATTCTGAGGCGGGTCGAACATTAATTTAACTCTTAAATATACATAAGTTTTTGCAGCTTCGAGCTGCTTACTATTGTTAAGAAACTCATCCCAGGTTTGCATATCAGTTGATATGAAGAAATCTTCTTTACCCACTCCGATTTGTCCTAGGATCATGAGGACCGAGTTAATGTCCATGATAATCTGCTCGTCAAAGTGCGCATACTCTTCTGTTATACCGAGTTTCTTTTTGATTGATGTGAGTATACTTTCCATATCAATCCTCCTTTAATGTCTCCAAGGACAAGTGTCATTTCTACGTCGCTCAACCGGAGCTGTGGTCAGTAAGCTCTCGTCGCCATAGTGTATTGCTTTATGTGTGTTATCACTGACGCATATAACATTCTCTGGATTCATAAGAACTTCTGATCTTCGTAAAACATCATCGATATTAATCGGGTTAAGATGGTGAACTATGATTAATCCGCCTATCTCTCGATCTTCAATTGCTAAATCACAACCCATGTCTCTGACGATAATATCTCTTCTGAATCTTCGCCATTCATGTGAATTGTAAAACATTTGATTTAGGTATCTGTCGAAGCCGAATGTTTCGTCTCCAACTCGTCCGCCTATACGTACATACTCATACCGCTCTTCGAAAGTTGGTAATACCATTAGTTCTGAATATGTTCTAATCATCGACATCACCATGACCGCTATATCGTTTCATAGCATTGAGAGCAGCTTCGTACATTTCCTTCATTTCACCCTGTGACTGTAATGCTTCGGTTTTCGCTCTTAAAAGCTCATTCTCTTTTATAAGCTTTTCTTTTTCCAGACGCTCTTTTGTCGAGCCCTGCTTTAAAAAATGTGTTATGACTTGAGAAGAGGCAGTTCCATCTCGCAACTGTTGTTCTGCAAGGTCTATAGCTAAGGCAATCATTTGATTCTCTTTAGCTTCAGGTGTTAAAGCCGGTCGATTCGTCCTTCGTCTGGACTCGGAAGGGTCTGTCTCCTTAACTTTACCCATCCTTACTACCTCCTTTCAGTTGGTTGTTTACTAGTATAAACATACTTTTAGTAAACTATGATCGCCTTTCGAGACACTTTATTACTAGTTTTAAAGAGACTTATAAGGGAAGGTCAGCAAGTTTGTTTCTCATATACACTAGGAGGTGTGTTTTAACTGAAAGGAGAAAGATAAAAATATGAAAAAGAAAGGAAGTAAATGTTTGGCAAGAACAAGTAAAACCTTATAAGTCTCCTTAAAGCTAATAATAAAGTGAAAAGGCTCCCGGAAAAATTCCCCCGGGGAAAATATAAAG